GAACTGCGCGGCTCTTCATACGCGGCCGCAGGATCGCCCGATTCCGTCGGAGCGGCCGTCGGAAGCCGACGAGCTCTTCGTATGACGTCTTCGTTCGGACCGACTCGACAACGGACCGTCGAGCTATCGCAAGCCGCGGAGTCGATCGTCGACGCCGGTCTCGATATCGGAGACCTGGTTCCTGGTGGCTCGATCGTCGTCCGCGGAGTCCGGACCGTCGCGAACCTGGTCGACGACGACGACCGGACGAGCTACCAGCTTACGGAGCTCGAGCACGCGCACGCGTGGCGGTACGCGGAGCGGCTCGACGGCTTCGACGTCCTGCTCGTCTGCGACTGCGGAGACCTGCTCCGGAAGACGATCCCGGCCGCGGTCGAACCGGAGCGCGAGTTAGGTCTTCTCCGCGGGGCTCTACTCGCGATCGTCCGCGACGCGGTAGTCGGAGTCGAGCGCGCGTACGAGCCGTCCGCGACTCTCCGGTTCGAGCGGATCCGCGACCAGGCTCGAGCGGTTCTCGACGAATGACTGTCGATACGGTCGACGGTCCGACCTGGCGGAACCGGATCGTCGGATCCGAAGACGTCGATCCGACGCAACTCGTCGCGAACCCGGACAACTGGCGGCTCCATCCTGGTCGGCAGCGCGACGCTCTCCGCGGCTCGCTCTCGGAGATCGGATGGATCGCTCGCGTCGTGGTGAACCGGACGACCGGAAACGTCGTCGACGGACACGCGCGGATCGAGGAAGCGATCTCTCGCGGAGAGCCGACCGTTCCGGTCGAGTACGTCGAGCTCTCGCTCGAGGAAGAGAAGCTCGCTCTCGCGACGTTCGACCCGATCGGAGCGATGGCTACGCGCGACGACGCAAAGCTCCGCGACCTGCTCGGAGATCTCTCCGTCTCCGAAGCCGGACTCCACGCGCTACTCGAGTCGCTCGCGTCGAACGTCAACGTCGAAGCTCCGTCGCTCTTCCCGGATCCGGAGAACGGCGGCTCCGGGATCGTCGTCTCGTACCGTTGTCCGCGATGCTCGTACGAGTGGTCCGGAAGCGCGAAGCCGAACGACGGCTCCGACTAGCGGTCGTCCAGCGTGACGTCCTGCTACCAGGTCAGAGAGCGGGCGGTCCTGTCGCGGACCGCGTCCGTTCGATCGACGAACCGCTCTGGACGATCACGGATCGCGGAGTCGGACACAAGGTCGCGAGCCAAGTCTTCGTCGAGCTCCGCGACGACGTTCCGACCGTGACGGTCGACCAGGTCGAGAAGCCGGTCTATCGGATCCCGACGATGGACGAGATCCGCGCGGTCGAGCCGAACGGACTCGTCGTCGTCTCGACGTTCTCCGGAGCCGGTGGATCCTGCCTAGGCTTCCGTATGGCTGGCTTCCGGATCGCGTACGCGAGCGAGTTCGTCGAAGCCGCTCGAGCGACGTACCGCGCGAACGCGGATCCGTCGACCTATCTCGACGACCGCGATATCCGCCAGGTCTCCGGAGCGTCGATCCGCGAGCTCTCCGGAATCGGAGACGGAGAGCTCGACGTTCTCGAAGGATCTCCGCCGTGCGCGTCGTTCTCGACGGCCGGTCGGAGACAGGAACACTGGGGACAGACGAAGAGCTACTCCGACACGAAGCAGCGGACGGACGATCTCTTCGACGAATACGTCCGGCTCGTCCGCGAGCTCCGGCCGCGCGCGTTCGTGGCGGAGAACGTCTCCGGTCTCGTAAAGGGCGTCGCGAAGGGCTATTACATCGAGCTCATGCGATCGCTTCGAGAGAGCGGCTACCGCGTCGAGAGCCGTCTTCTCGACGCTCAATGGCTCGGCGTTCCACAAGCTCGAGTCCGGCTTCTGATCGTCGGTCTCCGCGACGACGTACCAGGCGATCCGGCCGACGCGTTCCCGGCTCCGCTTCCGTACCGCTACTCCGTCCGCGACGCGCTTCCGGAGATCGACCAGGTCGAAGGTTCGACCGGCTTCGACGGACACGCGTACCGCTCCGCGAGCTCTCCGTCCGAAGCGATCGTCGCGAGCCGTCCGGTCCGCGTCCTGTCGGCTCGTCTCGCGCGCGGAGCCGTCGGCGGCGGGAAGGCGACGAACGGAGGCTCGCTCGACCGTCCGCTTCCGACCGTGCTCGTCTCTCACGACGCGCCAGCGCAGTTCAAGGTGACTCCGGTCCGCGTCGTCGACCGGATGCAACGCTCGTACGTCACGGAGAACGACCAGGAAGCCCCGTCGATCGTCGGCTACGCGATCGAGCGAGAGTGGAACGCGGTCGGTCCTGGCGGTCACTCCGACCGTTATCTCAACCTGATACGCACGAACCCGGACCGGCCGCTCGCGACGCTCTCCGCGCTCGGTGGCGGAGCGACGAGCTCCGCGTCCGGAGTCGCGTCCGTCACGCATCCGTTCGAGCCGCGGAAGTTCTCGATCGACGAGCTCCGTCGGCTCTCCGGCTTTCCGGCCGACTTCGTCCTAACCGGAACCTACAGCCAGCAGTGGGAGCGGATCGGCCGCGCGGTTCCGCCGCCGATGATGGCCGCGCTCGCGCGCGGCGTACTCTCCGTGCTGAACGGATCCGCAGGAAGGAACGACGAGCTATGACGGTCGCGGTCGATCACACGAAGCCGGAAGCGGGCGAGTCCTGGCGGTTCGACCAGGACGTCGCGGCCGTCTTCGACGATATGCTCGCGCGCTCGATCCCGGACTACGAGACGATGCGAGAGATCGTCTTCGCGTACGGCTCGCGGTTCGTGGCGGACGGAACCTACGTCGTCGACTACGGCTGCTCGCTCGGTCGCTCGCTCGAGCCGTTCATCGACCGCTTCGGCGCTCGCGTCCGCTACGTCGGGATCGACAACTCGAGCGCGATGCTCGACGTCGCTCGTCGACGTCTTCCGCTCGTCGAAGCCGGGTACGTCGATCTCCGCGAAGAGGATCTCTCGACGTACTTCCCGCCGAAGCCGGTCTCGCTCACGCTCTCGATCTTCTCGCTCCAGTTCGTCTCGGCCGAAGACCGCGCGGCCGTGCTCCGTCGGATCCACGAAGCCACGATCCGCGGCGGAGCTCTCGTCCTGGCGGAGAAGGTGCTCGGCTCCGACGCTCTCGCGCAGACGACGCTCGTCGACGAATACCACGCGCTCAAGTCGCGGAACGGCTACTCCGACGAAGAGATCCGCGCGAAAGCTCGAGCTCTTCGCGGAGTCCTGGTTCCGCTCTCCGCGGCGGAGAACGAGCGCGCGCTCCGCGCGGCTGGCTTCGAGACGGTCGAGCTCGTTTGGCGCGCGCATAACTTCGCGACCTGGCTCGCGATCCGCGGCCGCTAGATGCCCGGACCGCCGAAGACGCCGGTCGAGCTAACGCTTCTCCGCGGCAATCCTGGCAAGCGGCCGGTCAACCGGAACCGGCCGAAGCCGCGCGGAGCTCCGGTCAAGCCGCGCGACCTGTCGGACGACGCGTCGAAGGAATGGGACGCAGTCGTCCGCGACTACGCGCATACCGGCGTGCTGACCGGAGTCGACGTCGGAGTCCTGCGGATCTACTGCGAAGCGATGGCGCGCTACCGCGTCGCGGAGAAGCTCGCGGCGACAGGTCCGCTCATCAAGGGCGCTCGAGCCGGAGAGCTCGTCCGGAATCCGGCTCACATGATCGCGAGAGATAACGCGGAGCTCGCTCTCCGCGCGGCTCGAGAGCTCGGCTTTACGCCCGCGTCGCGCTCCGCTCTCGGCGGTCCTGGCGGAGCCGCAGAGGAAGACGCGTTCTCCGCGTGGGAGAGCCGACGGGGTAACCGCTCGGGATGATCGCGATCGAGCCGACGACCAGGTCGCGAGCTCGATCGGAAGTCGGACCGGACCGGCCGCGACGGACGCGCTCCGATCCTGTCACGCGCTACGCGCTCGACGTCGTCGACGGACGGATCGTCGCCGGTCGGCTCGTCCGGCTCGCGGCCGAACGGCATCTCGACGACCTGCTCCACGGAGCGGAGCGCGGTCTCCGATGGGATCCGGCCGCGGCCGCGCGCGAGTTCTCGTTCTTCGAGATGCTCCACCACTACGAAGGACGAGACGATCTGATCGTTCTCGAGCCGTGGCAGAAGTTCATCGTCGGATCCGCGTTCGGCTGGAAGCGAGCCGACGGCACGCGACGCTTCCGGACGGTCTATCTCGAGTGCGCGTCGAAGCAGGGCAAGTCGACGCTCGGAGCCGGAGTCGGTCTCCGTCTCGCGTTCTTCGACGACGAGCCGGGAGCGAAGGTCTACGCGGCCGCGACGAAGCGCGACCAAGCGAAGTTCGTGTGGAACGCGGCTCGAGCGATGGTCCGGAAGAGTCCCGCTCTGCTCCGTCGGATCTCCGTCGGAACCGGCCGTCTCTGGCAGGAAGCGACTAACTCGATATTCGCTCCGCTCGGCCGCGACTCCGATTCCGACCAGGGACTCAACCCAAACGGAGCGATCATCGACGAGCTCCACGTTCACACCGGACGCGAGCTCATGGACAACATCGAGAAGGCGGCTTCGACTCGTCGCGAGCCGATGATCTGGAAGATCACGACGGCCGGGAACCGGAGAGACGGAGTCTGGATCGACGAGCGACGCGACGCGGTCGCGATACTCGAGCGACGCGTCGAAGACGACTCGACGTTCGCGATCATCTATACGCTCGACGACGGAGACGATCCGTTCGACGAACGCGTCTGGCCGAAGGCGAACCCGAACCTCGGCGTCTCCGTCCGGCTCGACTTCCTGCGGGAGAAGTCCGCGAAGGCGCAGCGGAGTCCTGGCGCGCTGGCGTCGTATCTCCGCTATCACATGAACCTGCCCGGCTCCGACTCGTCGAAAGCGATCGACCTGTCCGTATGGGACGCGAGCTCCGTCGACGAAGACGGAGTCCTGCTCGAGCCGGATATCCCGGCCGGAGCGGTCGTCTACGCGGGTCTCGACCTGGCGTCGATCCGCGATCTGACGGCTCTCGCGATCGTCTACCAGGAACCGGAGACCGACGTCTTTCACGTCGTCATGCGGTTCTGGTGTCCGGAAGACGGGATCGTCGAACGTGCTCGAGTCGACGGCGTTCCGTACGACCGATGGGTAGCGGACGGCTGGATGGTCGCGACTCCGGGGAACGTCACGGACTACTCGTACGTCCGCCAGGCGATCATCGAGCTCGCGGATACGGTCGAGATCGCGGAGCTCGGATACGACCGATGGAACGCGACGTCTCTCGTTACGGACCTGACGGACGACGGAGCGGTCTGCGTTCCGATCTCGCAGACTCACGCGGGGCTCTCGGCCGGGTGGCGCGATCTCGAGAAGAGCGTTCTCTCCGCGAAGCTACGGCACGGTGCACACCCGGTCCTAAGATGGATGGCGGGCAACGTCGAGCTCGAGACCGACGCGTCCGGAAACCAGAAGCCGAGCAAAGCGAAGTCGAAGGAACGTATCGACGGCATGACCGCTCTGACGATGGCTTTCGCTCGCGCGATCGCGAACGGGGACGAACCGGCCGGACCGACCGCGACGTGAGCGCGCTCGGCTCGATCGGGAGCGCGGCTCGACGCTCGTTCGGAGCGGTCGTCGACGGCTACGTCTTCGCGTACCAGGAGACCAGGCGGATGGTCTCGATGGTCTTCTCGAGAGCGTCCGGCGCGTACTCCGCGTACATGACGCGGACCAGGTTCGACTACCGCGGAGAGACGGATCCTGCTACCAACTCGATCGTCGTCGCGGCCGTCTCGTGGATCGCGCGCAACTTTCCGGACGCTCCGGTGATCGTTACCAGGACGAACGCTCGCGGAGAAGCGGAGCTCATCCCGCGCGGAGAGTCCGGAGCCGGAGCGTTCCTTCGGCTGATGGAGCGGCCGAACGCGCACCACGACGGACCGCTTCTCTGGAAAGCGACGCTGCTCGACTACCTGGCGGGCGACGCGTACTGGTTCAAAGTCCGCTCCGCGTCCGGCCGACCGATCGCGTATTGGTGGCTTCCGCGAACCGCGATGCGTGCCTATCCGGATCCGCGCGACGCGACGCGCTTTATCGGCTTCTACGTCTACTCGACCAGCGAAGGCGACTTCCTGATCCACGCGGACGACGTCGTCCACTTCCAGAACGGGATCTCCGCTCGAGACCAGCGGTGCGGGATCTCCGTCTACGAGTCGCTCTACCGCGAAGTCTTCACCGACGACCAGGGCGCGAATATGACCGCCGCTCTCATGCGGAACCTGGGCGTTCCTGGCGTCACGATCGCGCCCGCGAATACGGCCGGAGCGCGCCAGATCAAAGACCCCGAGGAAGTCAAACGGACGTTCGTCGAGAAGTTCGGCGGAGACTCGATCGGAGAGCCGATGGTCTTCAAGTCCGCGATGGAAGTAAACGTCATCAGCTGGTCTCCGGAGCAGATGAACCTACGCGATCTCCGTCGCGTTCCGGAAGAGCGGATCTCGGCCGTGCTCGGCGTTCCGGCCGGAGTCGCCGGTCTCGGAGCCGGTCTCGACCGCAACACGTTCTCTAACTACGGAGAAGCGCGACAGGCTGGCTACCAGGAAGGAATCATCCCGCTCCAGCGGACGATCGCGGCCGCGCTCGAGATCCAGGCTCTACCCGACTTCGTCGATACCACGGATCCGCGCTTCGATTGGGACGTCGCGTTCGACTGGACGAAAGCTCGCGCGATGCAGGAAAGCGTCGACGCGATCTGGAAGCGGCATACGGACGCGGCGACGAAGGGACTCGAGACGCGCGCCATGTGGAAGCGCGGCGTAGGTCTCGTCCCGGACGCGTTCGGAGCGGACGACGTCTACGTCCTGCCGTCTAACTACGTCAC